GATGTAATAGCATAAGCTATGTCTGCAGCTAGTGCTGCTGATAATGTTTCTCTTAAATTTTCATCATATTGATTTGGATCTGTAACTCTTGAGATGTATAATATTTTCATTGAAGAGTTGTTAGATAATATTGATCTACCTTCTACTTTGTGATCTGAATCATAATCTAGTATTCTAAGCAATCTCAAACAATCACCAGGTAAATCATATTTAAAACTGTAACCCCATGCAGGAGTTGTAGTTGATTGTGCTAGTTCTAATCTTTCTTGTAAACAGTTCCAAGGATGTGATCTGAATACTGCATCTCTTACTTGAGTAAATCTTGAGTTGCAAAGTCTGGCATTTTTTGAATCTTCTGTAAGCGATAGGATTGTTGTTGCACCAAGTTGATTTAATGCTCCATTACAAATGTCTACTGTTGATGCCATACTACTTCCTTATAATATACTTGCGTCTTATTTGTCTATCTTTTTCTAACGCAAATATTTCTTTCTCTGTTCTCTCTTCTTTTAGATCAAATCCATAATGATATTTAGAATCATGTTTAAATCTGTCTACCAAAACATACCTATATACATAATTGTCTTTCTTAAAATGTAATACAGGTTTTAAATCTTTTATCTTCTTCATGCACTTTAGGCGGGTTCCACTCTCGCTTTCCCCGCCTAAAATTCTTTTTATTAATCTACAACGTACATCATAGTTAATTGAATAGTTCCAGTACCTGCAGCTCCACCCATAGTTACTGACACAGGAAGTCCATCCTTATCAGCATCTACAACTGAGTTTTCACCCAGTGCAATAGTGTTAGCAGCATTTACAGCAGTTGCTGAAGTAGAAGCAGCAGCCGCTTTATAAGCAGCAGCACTTGCACTTACAGCAGTACCCGCAGCATTGTTATGCGCTGCGTAACCTACTGATAGAGTAGTTGAACTACCTAATGCGTCATGTGCTAATCTACCAGATACAATTCTTGCACCATTTGGTAAATTAAACATTTCGATCACATCACCAGAAGCTAGAGAAGATGCTTCGTATTCTGCGAAAGCAACTCTTACTCTACCTGCTAGTTCAGTAGTACCAATTTTCTCTGAAGGAACATTCTGATTCCATTTAGTCTTTTGAACTGAATAAACTGTAGCCATATTTTCCTCCTATTATGCTTCGTGAGCTTGGACTTCTACTACTTTTTCTTCTTCCATTCTAGTAGCGCCAATGCTCATGCAGTAGTACACTTGAGTAGCATAAGATTTATCAGCTCTTTCGTCTATTCTAGCTGAAACATCTTTACCAACTGCTAATGTAATACCATCCTGTGCAAATGCGATACATGATCTTTTAGAAGATGCAATAGATAGTCTGTTTGATACAATAAAGTTAAAACCAAGGAACGAGTTGATTTCACCATTTGCTAATGCTTTAACAGTGTTAAAATCTGAACTTGTTACTTCAGTAGTACCTAATAGATCAGTGATCTGTCTAGGTGATACCACAATGTATCTAGCTATTGAAGGATCTACACTTGCTAAGTCGAACTTTTCTTTTGCAGTTCTTAACTTTGCAATAGTTAAACCATCTGTACCAGATTCAGTAATCTTCTGAGCTGAAGGTAATACAGTTGATGTTGATCCTGTTTCGCCAGTAAATGCAGTTCCTAAAGCGGCACTGATTACCACGTCATCCATAGCTCTACCCATAGCCATAGCTGCAGCTTGAGCATAAGATGAAGTCGGGTCTATTAAAAGACGTACTTTGTCCTGTTGGTCTATTAAATCCGCAAATTCGTAATCCGCAAGAGATACTCTTCTTCTTGCATGTGGAGTGTCAATTTGTGGAGTATCAGAATGTCTGCTAGTTTTTTCAACAGCAGTTACACTTCCTACTTGATCGAAGAAAGCATTTTTTCCGACAACAGATTCCAGACGTACTTTGTCTCTTAATAACGATCCCATTTGTTGAGACAACATTTGAATGTTAGCAGAATATTGCTGTACAAATGCTGTAGTTATTTGTGATGACATATTAGTCTCCCATTGTTATGATTTATGTTAAACAACAGAGAAGTTATCCACCTGCGTAGGCATCTCTTGGATTTAAAGTCTTTTAGACTAGAAGTCTATTCCTTCTTGTCAGTAAGGTTCTTTTTAAGAATTGTCTTACTTTTAATCCATTTATAATAATTTTCGCAGATTGGCAAGGGATCATTTTTTTGAAACTCTGTTCCATTTTCTTTTACGATCCTTAGTATCTCCAGTTTAATCTCTTCGTTATTTAAATGATCATTTTCCATCATTCAACATCTCTCTCAAAGTATAAACTTGTTGAACAACTTTGTCGTGATCTGGATGAGATTTGTTCCAATATGGACCATTAATATCATTGGTAATGCTTGATATTTCTGATTCAATATCTGCGTTTGAATTAACATTTTCGCTTTCAGTTGAAACCATCTTATCTTCTGACATCATACTTGCTATCTTTGCAAAGCCTTTTATTATTTCTGGATGATCACCAAGTCTGGTCCCATTTGATAAAGTCATATCTAAAACTTCTGGATTGATATTTGCTTTAGCAATCGCACCAGCTTGTTTTACTTTTGCATCAAACTCTCTACCCCATTCTTGTCTTAACACTTGTTCAGATTGAGCTTGTGCAGTTTCAGTATCTATCTTTGATTGTTGTGCAATGCCTTCCATGTTATCTTTATAAAAGTTTAAGATACCTTCAGCTTGTTTACTATTTAAACCAAGTTTATGAGATTGTTCGGCAAAAGATTTAATTGCGTTGTCATCCATCTTCACAACATCAGATTGAACTTTTAAATTATATTGATCTGGTGTTTCTGGTCTACCAAGTTTTGTATAGGCTTCTTCCCAAACTTCTTCTGTAGAATTTTTATTTGGTATCACAATTTTATCTTGACCAATCATTTTAGTTGCGTTGATGTAACTTTTTGCTAACGCATCTATCTCTGTAAATTTTTCTATGCTAGGATCATTTCTATATGCTTCGCTAATAGAATCTTTCCAAGATGATTGCGGTGCAGGTGTGTCTGCGGTAGCAACTGTTGTTTGTGTTGCTTGTGGTTGTGTTTCTGTAGTCGCTTGATCTACAGGCACAGTTTCCTGTGTTATCTGTTCATTTGACATTTTTATTTTTCCTTGTTTTGCAGC